GAACGAGTGGTTGTCGTCATTCACGTCACGACTCGCGCCACACGCAAAAGTCATAATCATCATGACACGATGGAGTGAGAACGATCTTGTCGGACGGCTTCTCGAAACGGAAGGTATCAGTATTGATGTACTGAATTTTCCGCTTGAAGCAGAACCGAACGACATACTTGGAAGGCCTGTCGGCGCGGCGTTATGTCCTGAGATCGGTAAAGACGATAAGTGGCTGGCTCAATTCAAGAAGATGCTTCTGTCACGAGAAGGATCAAGAACATGGAACGCTTTATACCAAGGCCACCCTGTAGCGATCGAAGGTAATTTAATACATCGTGACTGGTGGAGATATTATACAGAGCTTCCTAAAGACATACCGGAATACATAATGTCAGTCGATGCTGCATTTAAAGACGGCGACGATAATGACTTTGTAGCTATTCAGGTATGGGGCAAAAAAGACGCTGATATGTATCTGATAGATGCGGTAAAGAAACATCTTGATATGCCGAGTACGTGTCGTGAGATAGTAAGACTCCGCGGTATGTATGAAAAGTGCCGTACTACTCTGATAGAAGATAAGGCCAATGGATCCGCTATTATTCAGATCCTCAGAAAAAAGATAGGCGGAATAATCAGTGTAGATCCGTTTGGTGGTAAGGTATCGAGAGTGAATGCTATTGCCGGAGCGATAGAGTCAGGAAACTGCTATCTGCCCGACAATAAGCCTTTCACGATGGACTTTGTTGACGAATGTGCAGCTTTCCCGAACGGCCAGCATGATGACCAGGTAGATGCAATGTCACAATGCCTTAACAGGCTGATATATCATAATGCTCGTAGTCCGTTGAAGCGCGCAAAGAACGCAATGGAAGAAGCATTTCCATTCTTGAAACAGGCTAACAAACAGACAAGTACAGGATTAGGAGACGCACTTAATGTCATATAGTATCGGATTGTTGATAATTATATGCGCTATGTCGGTTCTCGTACCGGTAATCGGAATAGTCGCATTTAAGAAAGGTTATGAGCTGGGCGTTAAAGATTTTAATGCTTCTCATGACGATACACAGAAGAGTTTGTTAGAGCCGAGGAAAAAGTATAAGTCTGTTTCTCCGGATCCTGAACTCGAAAAATATCGCATAATTCTCGACAATATCGAAAATTATGATGGTACGGACGCACATCAGAAGGAGATCAACTAATGGCGGATCGTGACGTTAATAAGATAGAGTGTACTGCAATATGGGCTAAGTATGAGAAATCACATGACTATTTGCAGAAGAAGGGTCTTGTCAAGAAGACAGACAAGTACTGGAAATTCTATTTAGGCGACCAGTGGGCCGGACTAAAGAAAGGCAATGAGGAATTGCCTACGATGAACTTTATCAAGCCGGTCGTCAAGTATAAAGTATCGACAATATCACAGAACGCAATGATAGCGAACTATTCAGACGCGAGTGCGAATGAAGGCAAAGAACATCAGGGCGTTTATAAAGAACTTAACAGACGATTCTCACAGAGCTGGGAAAAGGCGAAGATGACTGACGTTTGCTGGCGTAACAATAAAGCGGCAGCTGTACAGGGCGACAGTTACGTGTATTTCGGAAAGAAAGACACGAATATCATGCCGCAGATTATTTCAAACACGTCGATTCTGTTTGGAGACGAGAATACCGAGAATATTCAGGAACAGCCGTATATCATCATTCGTGAAAGACTCGACCGGAAGAAGGTCATAGAAGAAGCGAAAGCAAACGGTATTCCTGAAGAACAGATAAAGCAGATAGCTGAAGATGACGACACGGAAGATGTTGTATTCAACCGTGACGAAGTAAAGGATAAAGTCACATCACTTCTGTATTTCACGAAGATAGATGGAGTAGTGAATTTCGCCAAGACAACGAAATCGTGCATATATAAGCCGCTGGAAGCACTTAATGTGACACGAAACGGTTCTGTGCTCGGTGGACTCACGACATACCCGATCGTGCCGTACTTATGGGAGCCACAGCCGAACAGTGCTCGCGGACTCGGTGAAGTAGAAATGCTGATACCGAACCAGCTCGAACTTAACAAGACTCTTGCAAGACGAGCAGTAGCGGTCAAGATGGCAGCGTTCCCAAGGCTCGCGTACGATGCAACCGCAGTCGAGAACCCTGACGATCTGTCAAAGGTAGGAGCAGCAATAGGAGTAACAACAGGTAATGCGCAGTCGATTAGTCAAGCGATAGCATATCTTAATCCGGCGCACATCTCCGGTGATGCTCAACAGCTGTTCCAAGATTTACTCGATCAGACGAAAGACCTGTCCGGAGCAGGCGATAACGCTCTCGGTAATGTAGACCCTGAAAGAGCTTCCGGACAGGCTATCATGGCGGTACGAGATCAGACACAGGTACCGCTGAACGAGCAGATAAATTCGTTCCAGCGATTCGTAGAAGATGTTGCTATGTTATGGTTCGACCTTTGGAGCACGTACGATCCTGATGGGTTTACTGAAGAGATAGTAGACGAGCAGACAGGGCAGGCACAGGACGTACCGGTTCCATACGAAGAGATCATCAAGCTTAGGCCGACAGTACGTATCGATGTATCACAGGATAACAGATGGACTAAACTCGCAGAACAGCAGGCAGCCGACCAGTTGCTGAACAACCAGCAGATAGGATTCAGTGAATGGGTAGAGCTTTGCGCCGAGAATGGTCCTATTCCGAAGTCGAAGCTCTTGAAGATAGTCGAGCAGCGTGAACAGCAACAGAGAGAAGCGCAGGAACAACAGGCGGCAATGGCGCAGCAAGGCCAGCCGCAGGTAGACGAGAATGGTAATCCTATTCCGCCACAGCCACAAGGTCCTACAGCGGAACAGGTTATCCAGGGATCCGGAGCAGAAGAAAGTAATACTGAGACTGCACCGGTTAGATAGATTCTTGCGATCACGGCAATAAAGCAGCGATCGTTTGAATAAATACAATTTCATAAGGAGAGGACTGTATGTTTATCAGAAACAACGACCTTCCAGCACCATTCCTTGATGAATTCGAGGGTGGCAGCGGAAGTGCAGGCGTAGAAGAGTCGGAAGTCGCCGAGCCGACCGGAGCTGAAGAAACAGTAGGCGCAGAAGAACCTGAAGTCGCCGAGCAGGTTACAGGTAAAACAGACGCAGATACTCGTTTCGCTGAAATGCGCAGAAGAGTAGAAGAACTTGAAGCGACAAATAAGGATCTCGAAGAAGCGTTAGGGAATTTTTTCGACGGAGACACGGATCAGAAGATAGTGTCCGCTAACGCATTTGCACAAGGGAAGACCGAAGACGAGATCCGTGAAGAGATCGAAGCGGAAAACGAGTGGAACCGTCTGACTCAGGAAAACGAGGAACTTAATTCAAAGCTAATCGACATTGAGACAAAGACTCGTATGGAGCATGATTTACAGACGCTTCAGAAAATCGATCCTGAAATTAAATCATTAGATGATTTAGGCAAGGACTTTCTCGACTATATCTCTTCCGGTCTTGACGCGACTCAGGCGTATTATGCTATGCAGGCGAAGAAAGCCGCAGAGCAGACGAAACCACCGAAAGAAGTCGGTCAGGTGAACCAGTCAACCGCACCGAAGGAATATTACACAAGAGAAGAAGTCCAGGGAATGAGTCAGGAAGAAGTCAGTAAGAATTATGACGCTATAAGGAAGTCTATGTCTCAGTGGTAATCACCATGAAAGGAGACACGGAATGTCCTATCAGAATTTCATTCCAACGATCTGGAACGAAGAGATCAACCGTGAACTCGAAAGAGCACACGTATTTGTCGCCGACACAAATAGACAGTACGAAGGAGACGTACAGAAGGCCGGCGACACAGTAAGAATTCTCGGTATCGGGAAACCGTCCATTACAACAACAACCACAAAGAATGGCTCTATCACACTTAATGCACCTGAAGCAGTAGAAGATTCTGCAACAAGCCTTCTTATCGATCACGTATCGTACTTCAACTATAAGGTTGATGATATCGACAAGAGACAGGCAGTAGGCGGAGTTATGGAAGCTCTTTCAAAAGAGACTTCAGAAGCTCTTGCTCAGGAAGAGGATCTCGCAGTATCAGCACTGTCAGCTGATCCGGCAGCAGTTCTTAAAGATTCTACAGCTACTCAGGTAGATGCGACTAACATTCTTGGCTATATCGATGCAGGGCTTGAGAAACTGTATGAGAACGATGTACAGCCTAACTCAGAGATCACAATGACAGTACCACCTTGGTTCTATATGCTTCTGAAGCAGGCTTATATCAAGCTTGATACAGACAACAGCGAAATGCTTGAAAACGGCAGAGTTGGAAAGTACGGAAACGTTATTGTCAGAATGTCAAATAACGTAGCACTTGACGCTAACAACAGAAGCCTTATCCAGCTCAAGACTAACAAGGCTATTGCATTTGCTAAGCCTATGACACACACAGAGCCGTATCGTCCTGAGTCCAGCTTCAGTGATGCAGTAAAGGGATTCATTCTGTACGGAACGAAGATCGTTCGTCCGAAGGAAATGGTAATCCTGAATTGCTATAAGTAAGACAGGGGGTGTAAGTAATGGCAGATATCAAAGTTAAAACAACAAAACTTAATCAGAACGCAGTAGGAGAGGTAACATTCAGCTCCGCTACATCATCAGACACGATCGTATTCGATTATGACGGTGCTGGCGACAACAAGCTCGTTATGCTCTTCAAAGGTGCTGGAAACATCGTCGTCAAGAAGGGCGACGCTATCCAGGGCGTAGTTAATCTGACAGGATCAACTACAACTGAAGGTGCTTTGTGGGTAGATTCCGGAGCATTCAAGAATGTAACCGGAACATACAAAGGCAAGGTCACAGCGACTGTAAGTGCAAACACAAACGTAGCACTTATCCAGCTTCCGTAAGGTCTGATTACAGTGGGAGCAGGGATAACTATCTCTGCTCCCTATTTAGTAACAGGAGAAAAAAATGAACTGGGGAGAACTCAAACAAAACATAAGAGATTTGGGGTTCGAAGAAGATTCGACTATGCAGGAATATTCGACGATCGTCATGAACGCGTCGAATAGAGCTATTGATATGGTCGTACAGGAACTCATACTTCCGAACAAAGAGTACTTTGGTTCGCTTTATTCAACAAAGAAGAAAATCGTAGACGCAGATACAGGCGAAGTAACATACGAACGTGTGAAATGGGAGCAGCCCGAACTTGATCCGATAACGGAAGAGACGGAAAACTCTTTTGAGATAGACGTACCTGAACGAGTCGAATACATATTACCGATACTCGCGTCGTATTATGTATGGCTCGACGACGATCAGGTAAAAGCAGTTATGTACTGGAATCAGTATGACGATTTCAGAAACAGACTGTATGACGAAGCGAGAAGTAGAAACTATAATTGTGAATTTTATGGGGGTCTTTGGTTCTAATGGCACAGCAGGAAATACCAGCATCACCTTCATACAGATACACCTATTACAACAACTTGCGTGGGATAGACCTGACTTGTGACGTAACGCAGGTGCCGTATAACAGAGCTGCTGATATCTTGAATATCACGCCTGATACGGCCACATCTAATCCGCGGAAGCGTGTTGGCTGGCGGAAGATATACGCGTTCGGAGAGTCGGAAACGTTTCTCGGTTCGCGTCATCTGAAGGACTGGGGTATCGACCTGATCGTGACGAACAGAGCCGTGTACTGGCATAGTGCCGCTGAAAAGAAATGGACTGAAGATACAGTACACAGGCTGATAGAAAATCAGAATGGAGTCGAGTCCGGTGTGTGCTTTGTCGGTTTTGACGGAGACAGAGATTACAGGCTGAACGTATATCAGAAGCGTTTCATTCTTTACAAGAACGGTACTGATATCACATTCGAAGAGATAACAGACGGATATATCCCGATGACAGTGATATCTAGGAATCCTGACGGTACGGACGGTTACGCATACGAAGCGGTCAATGCGTTCACTCCGCGTCGTACGATATGCTTTCTCGGAGACGGCACAGCCAGAAATTATTATTTCTACCCTGAAGCGGATAGAGATAATCACGTAGTAGTCGAAGTAACAGAAGTAGAAGTCAGGGATTCTACTACCGGCGAATGGACTCCGACCGCATTCACAACGATAACTACAGGCGAAAACATCACAGCATACTCCGCGCCGGACAAGAGCATTGCATCTATGTACGGAAAAGTCACAGGCTTCACACTTACGGCTGCACATACTCCTGTAGTACCAGGACAGGATAATGTCAGAGCGAAGATCGTTGAATTCTCACCTGACACTGATGATCGTGGTATCTGTTACGGATATTACAGCCCGATAATCGAAGGCATAATGACGAACAATGTGTGTGCTCGTTACGGAACAGCGAGCATGGATAGAGAATTTTATGTCGCTGGAAATGGAAAAATTTATTATACAGATCCTGATAACTATGATTATCTGCCTGATAATAATTATCTCCAAATCGAGGTAGATGCTCCTATTGTCGGATTCCACAGGAAGAATACATTCCTTGTAGCGATAACGCAGGACTCGGCAGAATTCACTATATTCATGATTTCAGGGCGGACAGGAACGATAACTCACAGCGTATATAACGAGCAGGGAGTACGCGAAAGCTCGTCAGAGGAATTCACATACTTTATAGCACAGACAGCTATAGCAGGAACCGGCGCGGTATCAGCTAAAGCGTTCGGTACGCTGGTTGACGATACGTTGTTCCTTGGCCGGCATGGTATATACGGTATCACATCGAACAACCTGACTTCCGAAACGGTAATAGCGAACAGGAGCGAACTGATAAACCCGAAGCTCGAAGAAGAAGCAGGACTCGAAAATGCTGTATGTGCGATATGGAACGGTATGTATCTGCTCGCGGTCAACGATCACGTATACATACTGGACTCACACGTAACGCATAAGAACGTAGGTATATCGTGGGGCTACGAGTGCTACTACTGGGAGTCAGTACCAGCTACAGATATGCTTTCATATGAAGGCGACCTGTTCTTTGGGGATCATAAAGGTAATTGGTGCCGGCTTAATACAGACATAAATAATTCATCAGCATACGAGGACGACGGTCATCTTGACGAACACGGCAATGTCGAAGGTGGTAAACCTATCCATGCGCTTTATGCTTTACGACTCGACTCGGACAACTATCCGCAGTATTTAAAGACACTTAATAAGCGCGGTACGAGTATCGAACTCATGCAGCTTCCGAACTCAGGCGTACGTCTGTCATATTCGAAGGACGGTGACGAACCGATATTCGTGAACGAACTCGTACTGAAGAATGAATTTATATGGACTCTCGTTGACTTTGAAAATTTCCCATTCAACGGAGCGAGTCATGTGAGAACGTATTATCCAAGGAAGAAGATAAAGAAGTACAAGTATCTGCAATTCATCTTTGAGTCAGATACTATCGATCAGAACTTTGGTATATGCGGTATCACCAAAACTTATTTCATAGGCAATTTTGCGAAGAGGTGATTTTATTGAGCAGTATTAAAGATTACAAGATAACTGATACGGCCGGTTATAAAGTCGCAGACGTGCCGGGCAATTCGCTGACAGGTACGGTCGCACAGAACAAAGCGACATTCGACAAATTGAGTGAGCTGATTATCAGTAAACTGAACAGCGCATTTGATTATCTGTTCGATAAGAATATCGATGACGGAGCAGGCGGAGCCGCACTATCAGCATATCCTGAAGATTCGGTCTACATGACATTGAGTAACGAGTCTCCGGCGACTACATTCGGCGGTAATTGGGAACTCTTATCAAGTAGTTTTGAGATCGCAAGCGGAGTCACAGCGTATGTATGGCAGCGTGCGTCAGATGAACCTGGGCCTACACCTACATCATACAGCCTGATGATCAATGCTAACGGCGGTACGTACAGCGGAACATCACCTGTTACCGTAACGGAAGGCTCGACAGCGAACAACAACCTGTCTATCCCGACACGTACGAACTACACGTTCCTCGGATTCTATGACGCTTCTTCAGGCGGAACACAAGTATACGATTCGAGTGCTGATTTTGTAACTGGTTCGTACTGGAATGCGGCTGGCAAGTGGATAGGTTCAGCAGACCTGACAGTTTACGCACAGTGGAGACAGAACTACACACCTACACCGACAACATACTACACCGTATCAACAGGAGTCGTAACGGACGGTTCGAGCAGTAGTGTAGGCGGTACAGTATCAGGTAGTGGAACATATAATTCCGGTTCGACTTGCACACTCACCGCGTCGGCTTCAACTGGGTATAAGTTCACAGGCTGGTCTACAAGCGTGGGCGGCTCTATTCTGTCAAGTTCAAATCCGTATAGTTTTACAGTGAATGGAAGCATAACATATTATGCTAACTTTGCAACAAGAGAAACGACAACGTATCAAGAAACTGCAAATCTGACGGTATATACTCCTAACTCCGATTCTTATGTGTTAGCCCATGAGCCAAAATTAGGTGCAAACATAACTGTAATGTTCGCGTTAGCACAGGATACAGTACATTTCACAGCTGGCACAAGCCAAACTATAGATGGCGATACAGATATATACTACATCTCTTATAACGGTGCGAGAACTATCACTTTGAATATGGCTTCAGCTGTTTCAGGTGCTTCGAGAAAGATTACATATGTTGGATATACAGGATACGTATAAAGGAGCTGAATCATGGTACGAGGAACAACGCCTACGATAGTCCTGACAGTAAAGGACGCAGAAGCTATTTCACAGGCGACGGACGTATGGGTGACGTTCGAACAGGGTAGCACAGAGATTACACGAAAATGGAAACGTGACGCAGAAGACAATGACGGTATTGCTGTAACAGGCAATATCGTCACGGTCAAGCTGTCACAGGACGATACATTGTCACTCGCGAAAGGTCAGGTCAGTGTTCAGATCAAGATGCTGGCAGGCGATGAAGACGACACGACAAAGTATGATGAAGTCGGAGCGACAGAGATCAAGAAGCTCCGCGTCGAAGAGATACTTAATGAGGACGTGATGTAATGGCTGATACAGAATATATCGAATTAGATGTTCAAGACAATAACGAACAGCTCGAGCTGGCCGTCGATGAAGCGATTATTCAGGCAGTATCACCGAAGGCATACGTCACGCGAGAAATCGGTCAGGCGACTATCACCGTAACGGATATAGACGGAACGTCTACAGCGGTAGTATATGACGGACAGACAGGGCCGGCCGGTCAGGACGGAATATCAGCAGGGTTCGGAACACCGACCGCAACGATCGACAGCAACACAGGAACGCCGTCAGTTACAGTTACCGCTTCAGGGCCGGACACAGAAAAAGTGTTCGCGTTCGATTTTAAGAATCTGAAAGGCAGCCCCGGTCAGAACGGTACGAATGGTCAGGACGGTCAGGACGGATTCTCACCGACAGCCACTGTCACAAAGACAGGCAAAACAGCGACTATCAGTATTACTGACAAAAACGGTACGACTACACAGACCGTATCAGACGGTAATGACGGCACTAACGGTACAAACGGAGCAGCCGCAGGGTTCGGAGCTGTAACAGCTTCAGTCGATTCGAACGTAGGCACTCCGAGTGTGACGGTCACAGCAAGCGGTTCTGATACGGCGAAGAACTTTGACTTTTCGTTCCATAACCTTAAAGGACGTGACGGTTCCGGAGCAGTAACCGATGTACAGCAGAATGGCACGTCAGTATTGGACGGTTCGGTAGCGAAAGTAACAGTACCGACAAATGTCAGTCAGCTCGCGAATGACAGCGGTTACATAACAGACTACACCGAAACGGATCCTGTTTTTTCAGCATCAGCCGCAAAGGATATTACGAATAGTGATATATCGAACTGGAACGGCAAGTCTGACTTCAGCGGTTCGTACAATGATCTGACTAATAAACCTACGATTCCCAGTAAGGTATCAGATCTCCAAAATGACAGCGGTTTTATAAATACAGAGACAGACCCTACAGTTCCAAGCTGGGCGAAAGCGAGTACAAAGCCAAGTTACACAGCGAGTGAAGTCGGCGCTGTTCCTACTACAAGGAAGGTAAACAACAAGGCTTTGTCAAGTGACGTTACCCTTGATGCGTCAGATGTAGGAGCACAGGAAACGCTTGTAAGCGGTACTAACATCAAGACTGTGAACAACGAGAGCTTGCTCGGTAGCGGAAATCTTACGATACAGGGCGGTTCTGATGTGGAAGTAACGCAGGTCAGTATCACCGTTGCTAACTGGAATGCTACTACTACTTGTACTAAAACGGTAACAGGCGTAACGGCAAGTAACAGCATAATCGTATCACCAGCACCAGCGAGCATATCTGACTACGTATCGGCAGGTGTGTACTGTAGCGCACAGGCAAGCGGAACGCTGACGTTTGAATGCACCAGCACACCAACGGCTGATTTGGTAGTCAATGTAATGATTGTGGGGTAGCACTATGGCTAACGTAACAAGTAAACTATTTCCTGTCGCTTATGACATATTGAGCGGTGCCAGTTATGTAACAGTAAGTGACATAACCAATGCGTACACGCCAGTAGACAGTGAAACGTATGCGACCATAAGGTGTACGAGTTCATCATCTGATACTGTAACTATGGCTTTTAGTTTTAATGATGATGATACTCATATAATAATGCCCGATAAAGTGAGCACGTTCAATGTCAAGATAAAAGCAAGGTTCTCGACCTATATCAGCGGTTATGAACGGTCTGCACATTATACAATATCAGCGACGCAGGCCCATGTGCCTTCAAGTTTTTCGTTGTCTGACCACACTTTGACATTCGATAACAAAGATGTTTATGGCGATACAATAACTTGGACGCAAGTGTTGTCAAGAAGCGGTAATCCTATAGTATATCTGAAATTCAGACCATATAACGGTATGACAATCAGTTTGTACGGTATAGAGTTGAATGTGACGCATGAGCCTATACCTAAAATCTTCAATCTGATTCTTCCGAGGGGGTGATTAAGTGAGTATATTCAATAGTTTTGCGGCACTGGCTGGAGCAGGGGGGATGGAGTATGAAACAGGAACATTCACGCCGACTAGTAGCACGTACAAACCAGTTATCCCATTTGCTAAAACACACACAACGCTTCCTATGTGTGTGATAATTCAAAGGGCGGGAGCAACCACAAATACTACACAAAAGACGGTTCATGTATGGTATTTCCTTTGCTGGGAGTTATTTTCTGGGAATCCGATGTATCCAAGCACGAGTACATCTAGTACAGGGTCTTATGGGACGGCTGGTGGGGGCTATTACCGCAATACCAGTTCCACATCACTATCTTCAATGTCCCCGTACAATTTAACACAGTCGGTTTACGATGAAGGTGCTTCATCTGGTGCTTATCCACGTTATCATGTGACTGAAAGTCAAATAAACCCAAACACATCGGCACAAGGAGCATATTTTAGAAATATTAAGTATGAGTGGATAGCTATATGGGCACCAGAGAATTAAAAAAGGAGAAAACAACATGTATATCGTAATGGAGATTCAGACCTCAGAGCAGGTCGCAACAATCGTTAATGCTTATGCAGACAGAAACACAGCCGAGCAGAAGTATCATCAGATACTTTCAGCAGCGGCGGTATCACAGGTTCCTAAACACGGCGCAGTAATGCTCACAGACGAGGGCGTTAGGCTCAAGGGCGAGTGCTATATCCACGAACAGGAAGAAGAACCAGGTGAAGTAGAGGAGTAATGAAATGAGTGAAGGCATCATCATAGCGTTGATCACAGGTGGGCTTGCAGTTATTTCTAATTTCATCGTCGCAATGATGAACTCAAGGCTCACGATCTATCGCATCGAACAGTTAGAGAAAAAAGTCGAAAAGCATAACAACCTCGTTGAACGTGTCGTTACGCTCGAAAAGAACTCCGACGCTCAGTGGCGTTGGATAGACGAGTTCAAGTCAAAGATGTAAGGGGGTATCCATCATGAATGAATTTATCAAAATGGCAGGTATCAGAGCGATACGAACAGTCGCACAGACAGCGATTGCGACTATCGGAAGCGCGGCGGTTATCGCAGACGTAAACTGGGCGGTCGTACTTTCCGCGTCGGTTCTTGCAGGTATCTTATCGATTCTGACAAGTATCGCAACAGGGCTTCCTGAAGTGGACGCGGCCGCAGAACTTACAGAAGATGAAGCAGAGGATTACGAGGTCGAAGATGACGTGGAATAAGACGAAAGATAAGTTCGCGCTTATGGTCGGTCACGGCAAATCTCTTGACGGTTCGTGGGATTCAGGTTGCGTGTACGGCAAGTATACCGAAGCAGACCTCATGCTGAAGATCGTGAAGTATGCCGTGAAGTGGCTCCGTAAGTCAGGCGTATCGGTTCTCACCGACGCGGACAAAGGCAACAACCGTAACATGAAGTCAAGCGTTACGTGGGCGAACTCGAACAAGTGCAAGTATTATATGTCAGTCCATTGTGATTACAAGCTCGCGTCGAAAGGTGTCGCACCGCTTTATAAGTCAGCGGCCGGAAAGAAAATGGCAACTGCTATCGGTAAGAGCATAGCAAAGCAAATGGGTATGACGTGGAAGGGCGCATTCAAGCGTAACGATCTGTACGAGCTGAACGCAACTCTGATGACAAG